GGAGATGGAGACCGGAACCGGAAAAACCTACGTCTACCTGCGCACGGCGCTCGAACTCTACCGGCGATATGGGCTGAGAAAGTTCATCGCAGTGGTACCGTCCGTGGCGGTGCGCGAGGGCGTGCTTAAGGCGCTCAAAGTGACGGAGAAGCATCTGCGCGAGCTCTACGGGAACACGCCCTACCGGTACTACGCTTACGACTCGGCCAACCTGTCCCAGGTGCGGCAGTTTGCGCTTTCCGATGGCGTTGAGATCATGGTGATGACGATTGACTCGTTCAACAAGGCGTCCAACGTCATCCGCCAGAGCACCGACCGCTTGCAGGGCGAGACGCCCATCCATCTGGTGCAAGCGGCCCGCCCGGTGCTGATCCTGGATGAACCTCAGAATATGGAGAGCGAGCTGCGGGTGCGCGCGCTGGCCGCACTCGACCCGTTGTTCGCGCTTCGCTACAGCGCCACGCATCGCAACCCCTACAACGTCGTCTATCGCCTCTCCCCATTCGAGGCCTACCGGCAGGGCCTGGTCAAGCGCATTGAGGTCGGCTCCGTCGTGCAGTCTGACGACGAGAACCTGCCCTTCCTCCGCCTCGACCAGATTCGCGCCGAGAAACGCACGCTCACCGCGCGAATCGCTCTTCACAAGCTGATGAAAAACGGTACGGTCAAGGAGCAGGTGGTCACGGCCCGCCCTGGCGACCGCCTTGAGGAGAAGGCCGGGCGACCGGAGTACGCCCCGTTTGTGGTGGACGAGATCGACGCGGCCGCGGGCGTGGTGACCTTCGCGAATGGCGACGAACTCCGCCTCGGCGAGACCAAAGGCGCCGACAAGGATGCTATCTTCGCGGCTCAGATCCGGTACACCGTGGAAGCGCATATGCGCAAGCAGGCGCGTCTGCGCGGCGCCGGCATCAAAGTGCTCTCTCTGTTCTTCATCGACCGGGTCGACAACTACGTTCGCGAGGACGGTATCATCCGTCGGCTCTTCAACGAGGCGTTCACTGACCTGAAGGTCCAACATTCAGGCTTTCGGGAGGTCGACGCGGCCGCTGTCCAAGCAGCCTACTTCGCTCAGCGCCGCACGCGCGCCGGTCAGGTCGTCTACGAGGACAGCAGGACCGGCGAAGCCGAACGGGACCGAGAAGCATACGAGCTCATCATGCAGGAAAAAGAGCGACTGCTCTCCTTTGATGAGCCAACCGCGTTCATCTTCTCCCACTCGGCGCTCCGCGAGGGGTGGGACAACCCAAACGTCTTCCAGATCTGCACGCTCAACCAGACTGTCTCCGAGATGAAGAAGCGGCAGGAGGTGGGCAGGGGCGTGCGCCTTGCCGTCAACCAGAACGGCGACAGAGTACACGATGAGCAGATCAACGTCCTGACCGTGGTCGCGAACGAGAGCTACGAGCGCTATGTCGAGCGTCTGCAATCCGAGATCGAGGCGGAGTACGGCATGGAAGGTCTGCCGCCGAAGCCGGCCAACGCGCGGAAGCGCCGAACCGCTCGACTACGCAAACAATACACGCTGCGACCGGAGTTCCGGGAGCTATGGGACAAGATCAAGCAGAAGACGCGCTATGCCGTCAGGATCGACTCTGAGCGACTGATCGCCGAGGTCTTGGCGGAGTTGGACAGGATCACCATTGCGCCACCCCGGGTCACCATCACCAAGGCGCAGGTGGAAGTCGAAGGCGCAGACGAGTTCGTGGCCCGCCAGGCAACCGCGACTAGGACGGTTATCGAGCTGCGCGGGAGGTACGTCTCACCTAATCTGGTCGGGCTGATGGAGCATCTTCTGCTTCACACCACGCCTCCTGTTCGGCTGACTCGGCGGACGCTGCTGGAGATCTTCCGTCGCAGTGCGCAGAAGCAGGCCGCGCTCGACAACCCCCACGGCTTTGCCACTGAGGCGGTGCGCATCGTCAAGGAGAAGCTGGCCGATCAGCTCGTTGCCGGAATCCAGTACGACAAGATCGACGAGTGGTACGAGATGTGCCAGTTCGAAGGAGAGATCGAGAGCTGGGAACAGTACCTGGTGCCGGCCAAACGCTCTGTGTATGATCACGTGATCTTCGAATCCGACACTGAGCATGAGTTCGTGCAGGGGCTGGAGCGGCGGGATGACGTGCGGCTCTATCTGAAGCTTCCCTCATGGTTCACGGTGCCGACGCCGGCAGGCGAGTATAACCCCGACTGGGCGATCGTGATGGAGGATCGAGACGAGCACGGTGAAGCGCGGGGCCGGCCTCTCCTGTACCTGGTCCGCGAAACGAAAGACACGACCGACCGCGGCAAACTCAGACCCGACGAGCGCCGGAAGATCGAATGCGGGGAGAGGCATTTCGGGAGGGCGCTTGGAGTGGATTACGGGGTGGTGACGAGCGCGGGGGAGTTGCCGTGAGGCGCAATGCCGAGATGGATCGCTCCGCGCTGTGGGACGGCCCCGTCTACGAGTTATCCACCTGAACGTTCCCCATGCGAGGGCCGAATCAGGTATCGGCCGCCCGTCCTCCGTGCTCGGTAGTCCAGCTTGTCAGTGACGCACCTGGTTCATACCCGGCGGCGATGTCGCCCTCATACACGAGAATCGCATCCTGGAGGAGCTTCGCCAAGCTCAGGCCGGTACTCTCGGCGAGTTCGCGCATCCGAGTGGCGAGCGGCCCTCGGATCGCCACCGTGAGCATGTCGTCATGCACACGCGGCCGTAAACGGCGCGCCGTGTGCGCCTGTGTCGGGCTTTCGGTCGCCGGTTGGGGTTGGGCCTCGGCTTGCTGCTGTTCGCGGCGTTGTCGCCGCGTTTGGGCACCTCGTTGGGCGGCCTCCCGCCGGCGCTCGGCCTGCTCGACCAGCCTCTGCTCGGTGCGTTCTGCTACTGCGTCTCGTCGGGTTCGTCTCGGCATCTGTTTCTCTCCTTTTCCCAGTCTTGTTTCGCTTCACGAAGTACGTCATCAATCTTCTGCACCACGTCAGGCGGGGGCGGCCCGAGGACGCTGTGAACAACGTCAAGGATGACTCGGCGCAGGCGCTGCCATATCTGCTCATGGCGGCCGGTGCGTTGGTCGCTCACAGGTCAACCGTCCCCTTGTCCGGTATGGCTTCTTGCTCCAGGCGGCCTAGCTCGCACGCCAGGACCGCGACTACCGGACGCACCTCGTCACTCGGCTCCAGTTCCCAACCGCGCTCGTAGACCGCGGTTTCCTCACCGCCCTTCTTCTTCGGCCCCGTCCACAGGTACAGCTTGCTGACCTGGCCGCCGTCAATCCCGTAGTGGCTGGGCTCCGCGAACACCAGCGCCTCAAAGTGGCGATCATCCACGCGTCCGACGTACCAGACGCCGCCGCTGAGGCCGGCGTGCTTACTGGTGATTCTGATGCTCATGCTCGCCTCCAGGACCTCGTCCCCTTCGTCCGCTCTTTCTGGATCACCACTTGCCCGTCGCTGACCTCCATCCGGTAGACGATGCCCGGCCGCGCGGCCGCGAAGCGCGCGTGCAGGCCGACTGCCGCCAGCGCATCCTGTGCAATCTCCTCTGTCGAGGCCCACCAGAGGCCACCCACGCCCTCCACACGGAACGCCACCAGGGGCATCTCCCCGTTGGTCCAGGCCAGCATCCCCCGCGTGCGGGTGTTGATGGCGAGCACCGACTGCTTCCCGCCGAGGGACAGGCATACGTCCGGGCCGGCGCGTTCTCCGTAATGGCAGAGCGCCTGCACCAGGAGTTCCGAGTCACATTGCGAGTGCAGCGGAAGCCGGAGCTTGGCTGCCTTCTCCTCGTGAGCCGGCAGGAATCCGTTGTGCACCAGCGCCCAGTCGCCGGCGAGGTGAGGATGGTTGTTACCGTTGACGGCCGGTGCGCCGGTGGTAGCGAGTCGAGTATGGCCGATCGCCATCACCACGTTCCGGCGGCGCAGAGCGGTGAAGTCCGAGCTGCCAAAGAGCTCACGCGCCGGCCCGGGCTGCCGCCGCCAGAGCAGATCGCCTGACGAGGTGAGGGCGGCGAATCCGGCGGCGTCTACGCCGCGGACCTCGGATGCGACGGCGAGCTCCACCATCAACTGGTGAGCGGCCGTCCAATCCCGGCGGGTAAGCTTCCCGATGAATCCGAAGACCCCGCACATGCTACGCCGCCCCCTGGTCGTACTTGCGGGCGAGACGCTTCAGCTCGCGCTTGACCGGCTTCACGTCCTCGATCGGCGCTATCCATCCCGCGAGGTGCACCTCCGACTTGCCCACGTCTCGCCGGCCTAGCGTCCATCCCGTCAGGTACATCAGGCGGTTGAGCTCGCGCAGGCCCCGCCCGTTCGTGTGGTAGGTCTTCTCGGAGGCGATGCTCTCCCAGTCCATTCTGGTGGTTTCTGTTGCCCGCTCGGCGAGGGCGAGGCAGGTGCAGATGTGGCCGATCATCTTGGTGGCCTCAGTGGTCCCTGCCGGGAAGCGAAACTCGACCGTCGCCTTTGAGGTGAAGAGGTTGGTGAGGTTGAGTGTGTGGTAGCGGTCCAGTCCGTAGACGACATCTCGGAGTGCTTCGCGCTTGCGGTGGTCGCTGGCCTTGCGCACCTTGTCCGCGGCCTCCTTCTGGCGCTTCACGCTGCGGGAGTAGCTTCCGTTCTCCCGACGATGGGTTCCGGTGGAGGCGTAGAGCGCGGTCTCGTGCATCGCCGTCTGGTAGAGGAGCTTGCCTACCCATTCCGCCACCTCGGCGTGACTCTCTCCGGCGACGCTGCGCGCGCCCACGTGGACGTGCATCCCGGTGGTCTGGTTGACGGTGGCTTCGAGGCTGCGCAGGATTCCGGCTACCTGCTTCACCTGCTCGATACCCGCCCGGCCCTGCAGGATGGGACTCACTATCTCGACCGCGACGAAGCCGCGCCGGTCGGTGTGCAGGCTGCCGTCTCGCTCCGCCGTCCAGCCCTGCGGGAAGGGGGCGGGCAGGGGATGCCCATGATGGTAGGAGCCGACGCTAATGCCCAGTTCCTGCACCTTGCTCTGGGGTAGGAAGCACTCGATCTCTATGCCCCAGGTGTAGCTCTCCGCTTTGCTGCTCGCCGTCTGCGTCTGGCCCATCTCGCCCTTTCTCCTTGGTGCAAACATCTGTTTGCGTTAGTCACATTGTGCCATAGAAAGGGCAACAGTCAAGGTCAAAGTGAGTGGTTTCTTGGTGGGAATGCCGGCCCGGCACGCGCGCAGGCCTGGTCCTGCCGGTGACCTGCGGCCAGCTCTGTGGTAGTATGCGGCTGCTATTAGCCGAGAAGGCGAGGAGGCCAGACTCAGTGCTGATCAGGCAACGGGACCGGGCCCCGTTCGACTTCCACGGTTTGGCAGTCCGCGACTTCGGTGTGGTGGCCGACGGATCGGTATCTGTGGCAACCGTCGACGTGCCGGCGCACGCCGAGCATCGGTTCGCGTACTCCTCGGCGTGTCACAAGCTCTACCTTCTGCTTGAAGGTTGTCTACGGTTCGACGTGGACGGGGTGGCGTACGAAGCTGAGAGCGGAGATCTCGTTGCGATCACGAAAGGTACCACGTTCCGGTACTTCGACCACCGTGGTATCCCGGCGCGGCTGCTGCTCGTGCACTCACCTCCCTTCGACAGCGGAGCGGAGCACATCATCCCCAACTTGCTGAGAGAGCATGACGTGCATCTGACAGGCGAGCGCGTTCGCCTCCGGCCAATGAAGGAGAGCGACTGGAAGCCTGTGCTTGCCTGGAACGCGGACTCGGAGGTGCTGATGTGGGCGGATTGCACCGACGAAGTACGGCCACCAGAGGAGACGAAGGCGATATACCGGGGAGTCTCGCTGTTCGCCCACGTCTTCATCATCGAGCTCGACGGCGTGCCCATCGGTGAGTGTTGGCTCCAGAAGATGAACATGCCCGACATCATCGCGCAGTTTCCAGACCGCGACCTGCGACGGATCGATCTCGCGATCGGTCGGAAGGAACTGTGGGGTCAGGGGCTGGGGAGTGACACGATCAGGACGCTTGTCAGGTTCGGCCTTGAGCAGGAGAAGGCAGACGGGATCTTCGGGCTCGTTGATCGGAAGAACGCGAGGAGCTGGGGAGCGTTTCGGAAGTCGGGGTTCCACGAGCTTCAACTCGGAGGCGGCGAGCAAGTGCTAGTGACGTGGCGGGAGACTCGGGGCGAGGGATCGGGATGAGCGCGATGGCAAGTTTCGACGGCACGACACCTGAGTACCTGAGGAGGCCGCCACAGCCGGCAGGTGCCGAAGCGGTGCCGGCGCTGCGTGTTGAGGACGGCTCTGGAACGCTTCGGTGGCAGGTGCCGGTCGCGCTGTACTCTTATCCGCGAGAGGACTTGGGCGGCTTCCGCTATCCGGCAGGGATCACCCCAGAGCGGCCGCTGAAGGTGAAGGGGCCACTGGTGTTCGTTGGCTACGGGCTGACGCGCGAGGGATGGGATGACTATCAGGGCAGCCAGGTCGGGGGCAGCATCGCGGTGATGTTCACAGGAACGCCGCAGACCGAGCCGGAGGCCGACCATGCGGATGCGACCGAGTTCGAAGCCTGGTCCGACCTGATCCGCGAGAAGGTAGAGAACGCCAAAGCGCACGGCGCAGTCGCTGTGTGGCTGGAGCGCAACCCACTGAGTCCGCAAGATGGCGGGCACGTGTTCTTCCACCCGAGCCGATCACCTTCGCTGTGGGGAGCGGTGGTGGGATCGGAACTACCGCTTCCGACTTTCTGTGCGGGCACCGACACACTCGGCGTCATCGTCGGACTTAGCAGCGACCTCTACGGAGGACACCGCACACCTGGGGATGGCGCGCTGACCGGCCTCCTGAGGGAGGCTGAGAGTGCGAAACGCGGTCTAGGGCCGGTCCTCTTGGCGCTGGTGGGCGAGCTGATATGGGAAGGCGGACAGCTTCAGAAGTGGGAAGGAAGGCGCTGCACAGTCTGGTACCAGCCGGGCTCACCTGCGGCACGCGACGTCGACGCGGTGGGGCGGGAGTGCGAGAGCGCGCTACGCGACATCGAGCTGCTGCTCTCGGCGCACGTCGAAGAGCGTGTCATCGTGCTGCTTTTCGGCGACTGGCGAAGTAAGATGTACGGCACGCGCACGCTGGGGTGGGGGTCAGGCGGCGACGGGCGCATGGCTATGGTCTACGAGGGGACAGACGCTGATCGGGAGACCCTGCTCCACGAGTTATGTCACGTGGTGGCCGGCGCCATGGGTAGCAACAATCCGCCCGCGTGCCTCGCGGAGGGACTGGGCGAACTCGTAGGCAAGACGCGAGGTGAACTGCGGTCGGTGCAGGCCGGCCGAATAGGGGCGGATGAGGTGACCGCGGCAAATCTGTGCGGCGGGAGGCTGTGGACGTTACAGGAACTGATTCAACTGTCGGCAATCGGCCCAGAGGGGACGAACCCGGCCGTCGCCTACCCGGAGGCCGCGTCGCTCTGTGCGTTCCTCATACGACAGGTCGGATTCGACGGGTTCAGGAAGCTTTACCGGGAGCTCAAGTCGGGTGACTTGCCCCTGATCACTGCCGGCCTGGAGCGTGCGACTGGGCGGGATCTGACTCAGCTTGAAGCCGACTGGCACGCATACCTGACGGGGAAGACAGACTAGGAACACGGCCCCGAAGCAGATTGCGGATCACTGCTACGTCGAATCCCGGACAGGTCTTCCCTTGCTCTTGACCAGACGGCCGCTCACCATGACCGACTACGCGACTGACCGGGATATGGTAGGCCGTCATCAACTGCCCCACCAGCCGGATCAGACCGTCCCACATCGCCTGGTTCATGTAACCCGCACCGATCGGCAGCGCGTGCCCCTTCCCCACACAACAGACGCCGATGCTGGTGGCATTGTCGCCCTTGCAGTGCGCGCCGACCTCGCCGTTCAAGCGGCCCTTGTGGACCGAGCCATCGCGGTAGATCACGTAGTGGTAACCGATCCCGGCCCAGCCCAAAGAGCGGTGGTAGCGGTCGATGGACTCGACCGTCGCGGTAGTCGTATCGGTCTGGTGGATGACGATCATGTCGATGGGTCGCACTTCAGTTGCCTCCGTTCAGCCGCTCGCACACGTGCTCTAGGCTCTCCTTGACCTGCAGCAGCGCGTCGGTCGTGTGCTGGGCGTGGTTGATCACGAACTCGTTGTGCTCCTTGCGCATCTCCTGGCGCTCCTGACGACTCGCCTTCAGTTCCTCCACGAAGGCGCGGATTACCGGCACCATCACCGCCAGGATGACGAGTGCCACCAGGCCGTTCGCTCCGTATTTCAGGTAGTCGCCCATGGCACTCACCCCACCGCATCCAGGTATACGGTCAGGTCGCAGTGCTTGTCCGCGTCATCCGCCGACTTCGCGAGAACGCGCACCCAGCGGTCGTAACGGCTGAAGCGGTACGGCTTGTGACCACCGGCCGCGAGCGCCGGGATCCCGCTACCGGACAGATCTTCATCCTCCCAAGGACCTGCCGCGGTCGGCCCGGTCTGCACCTTCACATCGGCCAGCCCGCGCTGCTCCGCTCCGCCGGCCACCTCGAAGGTGATCACCCGGTGTGGCCGCGTCTCCAGATCGCGCGGTGGGATCACCTCTACCAGCGATGTGCTCAGGTTCGAAACGACGAACTTCTCGTGCCAACTCATGCTCCGCCTCCTATCACGGTCTCACTGCCCCCAGCATCCCGATTGGCTGACCAGTCTCGGTGTTGATGAGAACAGCGACGGACTGACCGGCCTGCGCCGACGCGCCGCCGACGGCCGGCACTTCGTACTCGGTCCCCCCGACTCGCACGCGGTAGCGCCCGGGCCCCGCCATTCCCGCGACGACTCCTATGGCAGCCGGGTTGTTCTTTCCGGCAAGGTTGCGGATAGCGCGATAGAGCCGGCCGGCACTCATCCCTCGCCCTCCACGATGCGCGCGGCGTAGATGTCGTCTCCCTGGCGGAAAGCGCAGAAGCCGTCGCGTGGGGCAGGCGTTTCCATGCCGCCGCCGGCCACGATCCCGCGGGTGGTGTCGGCGATAGGCGAGATCGGGTTCGAGGGGCATTCGATGTCCTCGTCCTCATTGCCAGGAGGAAGGCCGTAACGTAAGAGCCTGCCCGCGCTCATGTCCGGGTAGCGGCTGGTCGCCCACGCGACCTCAGCAGCCGAGTCATCCTCGAAGTTGCGCTGGAAGCCAACCGTCGCCCCGTACCAGAAGTCCAGCAGCACCGACTCCGTCTCCCACGCGATGGCTCCGCCGCTCAGTCGCCCCTGCTTCCACACAAGCCCGCGCGCTTGGTCCTGGTAGGCGACGTGGAGACGGCCGTCAGGCAAGCCCGTGCAGCCGAACTGATAACCGTAGGCGTCGAATCCGGGATCTGCGGCCGACCCCCAGGCGCCGCCGCCCCAGACCCGGTAGATGACGTCGTCGTACATCTCCTCGTCCACCTGCAAGCTGCTCATGCGAAACAGCACCGGCGTGCCGTCCACCACGCACAGCCAGGGCCGGCGCCAGTTCTGGGGTGGGTTGGGATGAAGCGCGTAGAAGGTCTCCTCCCAGGCCGCGATGCTGTTGGGCGCGCTGCTGCGCCACATGTGCTCCTGCCACTCGGGCGGTTCGGTGATGTAGGGGTAGCTCGACCAACTCGCGATGTGGAAGTAGCCATCGCCGTCCTGGCACATCGAGGCGTCCAGGGGCTGCCCCTCGAAGCTGCAGGGGAGAGGGCCTTCGAGCAGGCCGAAGCCCAGACCGCCGGCATCAGGGTCAATGGTGACGCGGCGCGCATAGATGCCAAACGGCTCCCGGCCCAACTCGATAATCGAGTCTCCGTCTGCCAGCGTCGCACCGCACTGCACATCGGCGTGCATTCCCTGGCCCCGGTAGGTCCAGTTGGGGGTGAGGAAGTCGTCGGATTCCTGGCTGAAGTACTGCACGCCGACCTTGACCCAGTAGCGGCCGCTGCTGTCGCGGTGCGCCAGGCCGAGTTTGGTGCTCGGGGTGTCCGCGGCAACGAGGACCTGCTCCCACTGCTTGCCAACTGCCGGCGCGAACAGGGCGGGGAGCAAGGCGCGAACGTTGCGGCATGTCACCAGCGTCCCCTGGTCGACACGCACCCAGGGAGCCAACTCGCCCATTGCGGGCATGTGGTTGCCCGCCACCAGCACGCGCTCGCGCCTGGTGTCAAGCTGCACTTGGCCCGGGCGCGTGATGGCGGTAACGCGGGCGAGGCCGGCCTTATCGCCCCCGCGGAGGATGCGCCGTATCACTCTCGCCAGGCGCGCGCTCATGACTCTGGCCACGCTTCCAAAGAGACGTCATGCGTCCACGCCGCGCCGGCCACGCTGAACTGCGTCCTCACCCGCGTGATGATCGCGATCATGTCCGGTACGTCGGCCGGCAGGTGGGTGAGGGTGACGCGGTCGCCCTTGCGGTAGGGCAGAGGCCGGGGCCAGAACAGCTCGAACTGATAGAGCCACTTGCCGCTCTCGGAGGCCATGTCCGCGGCGATCTGCTGGCAAGCGCCGTCGCTCATCAGGTTCGCGTCGGAGTGCTCGCGGGGGATGCCGCCCGGCGTTTCGACTGCCCGGCCGTAGTACTGCCTGGTCTCCTCAACCTTGCGCCACCGCTCGGGCTGTTTGCCGTCCTCGTTCTGGTCCCAGGCATGATCGGGGGAGGGGCTGATGTGCAGCGCCGATTGCAGCGTCCCTGGCTGCTCCACCCGCGTCGGGTAGTCCTTCTTCACCTTCAGCTCCCCGTCCACCACCTTCCACTCAGTCGTGGTAGTGCGCACATCGGTCGGGGTGATCTGCTCGAAGCGGACCAGGCTCTTCTCCTTCAGCTCGAACTCGTGGGAGTCCGAGTCATAGACGCGTTTGGATTCCTCGCGCCGGATCAGCCGCCAGTCGCCGTCATAGCTGAGCTTGGTGGTGCGCCTCTCGGTCTTGCTGGTCGCGAGGTGCATGTTGGTGGTGATCGTAGTGCGCGACTCCAGCAGTACGCGCCCGATCCAGTGGTCGCCGTCCCACACCTCCTCGAAGATCTGGTCCTCGACCTCCTCCTGGGTCTGCACCCAGCGCCCGTCCGGCTGTTGGAGGTAGGTGCGCACCACGCGGTGGCCGGAGCCATCGTCTTCGATCTCGACCTGGCTCTCGCGCTCGTCCGACCCCTTCTCCTCATGGTGATCCTCTGGCACGTAGGTGGTGCGGATCACCTCTGTGCCTCCGAGGACGGTGACCTCGCCGACGGTGGGCTGTCGCTCGCGCGAGATGCTGCGGACCATTCCCTGACGGCAGTCGAGGCCTCCGAGGATAGGGCCGTTGCCGCGGCGGCGCACCACCAGGTTGTCGCCGTCCACCCAGGCGTCTGCGCGATAGCGCCGGCCGACCTGGAGCGGCCCCAGCAGTCGGCTCAGTGCGCTGCTGACCGACTCGTCCGGCCTGACAGTGAACTCCTTGAGCGGGTAGTTGGGGGCATCCCACACCAAACCGAGGCCGACGCGGGCGGCGAGGAGACGCGCAATGCTTGAGCAGTAAGGGCGGGCCGCCTCAGTCGCGTCCTGCTCGGGGTACGCCCCGAACGCGAAGTAGGCGCCCCCGGGATCGCGCCCCCGCTCCTCGATCAGCAGCGCCGCCTTGTCGCGGCCGTGGAGTTCAGTGACGATCTGCCGCTCGGAGACACGCACCGCGGCGCCGTCGATACGGAACACCCCATAGTCGTCGAACCCCAGGCCGGCGAGGCCGAGCCGCACCTGCACCAGATCTCCCTCGTCCAGGGAGCGCCAGGCCTGCGCCTTTGGGGTGAGCGGATTGGACGGATCGGACTCCACCAGCGTGAGATCAAACGCGTCGGCCAGCGCATCGAGGGAGGACTCGATGCTGCACTCCATGATGTGGCGGGAGAGGATGGCGATTCGCTCCGCGGCCTCGATTGCTGTCGCTGCATCGGCGATCTCGCTCAGCGCGGCCGAAAGCCCGGCCGAAGCATCCGCCGCGACGCCGGCGTCCATCCCCTCGTAGTAGCCGACTGGCGTCTGGGCAGAGTCTGCACCCGCGCCTGTGTCGCTCGCGCCGACCGGGTTGATCTCCAGCACCGCCTGATCGTCGGCGGAGGCGTTGGAGTCGCTGAGCGCGATCTCGTACCAGAGGGCTGCCAGGTCAACCCCAGACCCGGGCTCCTGGCGCACGTGCTCAACGACTGGTGGCTCTACCTTCTGATCCATCAGCGCCCCTGAGTCGGAGGCCGCGAGCTGGTTGTGGACGACCTGTCCCGCGCCTTCAGTCGCCGCCCCGTCCTGCTGCCGCTCGTAGAAGGCCTCCACGCCAGGGTGAAAGACCCACATCCAGGGCGGCCCGCCCGGCCCCTCGGGGATGTAGAACATTCGCTCCAGCGTGTAGTAGCCGGCGCGCTCCTTATCGGTGGCTGCGGAATCGGAGCCGCTCTTGGCGGTCAGCTCCAGCACCGAGGCACCGGCCTCTGCGCCCTGGCCGCTGTCGCTGCCCGACTTCGCAGTCACCTCGCTGAACGTCACCTCGACGTACATCCGGCACATGCGGCATGACACGGAGCCGCCGGTCCGCTTGATCAGCGGCTCGAGCGCGTTTGCCTCGGCCGCGGTCCAGGGCTGCCCGGTGGCCGGGTTGGTGGTCCACTCCCGCGCGACCTCGGTCCAGACGCCCGCGTTCTCGGTGAACCCGGTGGCATGCCAGTAATCGGCCCCGGCCACGCGAAGGCCAACCTGGCCTTCGGTGTAGCCGGTGGAGGCATATCGGCGCACCCTTGCGGCCACCTTGACGGAGCTGATGCTGGCGGAACCAGGCACGCCACCGCTGGTGACGAAGCTCGCGACCAGTCCGCTCACACCTGAGTTGATGCTGCGGCTGTAATCGTCGAGCGGCTCGACCCCCGCGCCCAGGTTCGGCGGCAGGCACACCGCCTCGTAGTGAGGCATGCCGTAGGAGGGGTTTTGCCACTGCTGGTAGTAGCCCGGCCCGGTCGGGACCAGGTTCATCGGGCTGGACTTGTTCTCAACCCATAGGATGGGCCGCTCGCCCGCGGTCGCATGGTCGGAGGCGCGGAACCCAACCGTGGTCGAGGCGGCCTGATCCTGATCCAGCTTCAGCAGTAGGCCGTAGTTGCTGTAGACCCCGTCCAGCCAGTCGCGTATGGTCTGCGTGAGGAGAAACGAGAACCAGCAGTTGGCGCTGTCTCTGGCTCCCGTGTTGATGTCCTGGGAGTCAACGGTGGCGCTGTCGAAGTCGCCTCCAGGCGCACCCCAACCAACGCCGCTCTGCCGGCTGTTCCAGGTGACTTCGGACTCGACCCAGGAGGCGGTGAGCCGCTTCGCCTGCGCGGTGGCGGGGAAGGTGCCGGTCGGCCCCTGCGCCGGATGCAGGAGCATCTTGGCGAAGGCGATCTGGCTGCCCTGGGTGACGCCGAGGCCGGATAGGTCCCACTGGATCAGCGAGCGATAGCGGGCGGCCGCGGTTGCCCGGTTGACGTACATCGAGGCGTACCCGCCGTAGTTGGAGCCGGGCGACGCCTCCCGCAGTTCCGCGTCTTTGCCCGCCGCGGCGGGTTGTAGCAGGGACTCGGAAGCCACGCAATGGCCTCCGCTAGCTCAAGCTGATTTCGATGGTTAGCTGCCAGGAGCCCGAGGACTTGGTGCCCAGGTTCTCGACCTTGCGGTTGAGCAGCTTGTGGGCTGAAGCGCCGTTGTCCACTCCCCATTCCAGCCAGGCGAAGTTGCCCTCACTGGAGCCAAAGATGGAGCGGAAGGTGATCTTCTTGTCGGCGAGCGCGCTCACCACCGGATACCCGACCTCCATCCCCTTCCAGGCCTTGCTCGCGCCGATCAGATCGGTATCAGTGGCCTGGGCGGCGGTGTTGTCGTTGCCCACGCCCAAGCGCGCGTTGGCGTTACTGTAGGCGGTCGCGGTCAGACCGGCCACCAGCTTCCAGATGGCCTCGATTCCGGTCTGGGTGAGGATGTTGCCCTCGCGGACGATCTCCTCGGTCGGGGAGTGCTCGGCGTAGAAGCGCCGCAGTCCCTCCTCCTCGCCGAAACGGGCGATGTAATCACTCACATCACCCTCGAACTTCCGCACCGTGGTGCGGCACTTCCACTTGGCTTGTTCGAGCGTTGCCGTCATGCGTGTTGTCTCCTAGAGGAATGTGATCTCGGCCTGCGGCGCGAGCACGCGCCCGGCCGCGGCCGCCTCGAAGTCCTGGTTGATGATGGTCGCGCGCAGTTGCACCGAGTCGCGCATGAGCGGCGCGACCGTCGCCTGTAGCTCCTGGGAGTCCGCGATCCGGTGAGCATAGACCGAGGCCTGGAGCAGTTGGCTATCAACGACCCGCTGCCGGACCTCGACTTGCAGTTCCTGGGAATCCGTGATCATCACGCGCCGGTTTCCCTGAAGGTGACTTTCGCGCGGCGCGGATTGCCGACTTGGGTGGCGCCGGCCGGGATGGAATAGCGCGTCCAGCAGGCCACGAACGCGCCCGAGCTCAGGTCGCCGATGGTTATGTCGTCAGTGATCCAAGTGCCAGGTGCGCCAGACGTGTTGAGCGTCGGCGGGGCTGCGCCCAGGCTCGCGTCTGGAGTCTCGTCGAGGTAGCTGGTGGTGACGTTGTCGGCGATCTCGTGGACCAGCTTCAGCGTGCCTCCGCCCACGGCAGTCCGGTAGAGGCGTCGCTTGGTGACCCCGCTCGGCCCGACGGGGATCGCGCTCAGGTCCACCTTCTGGTTGCCCGAGGTGGTGGTGATGCTGCGTCTGGTTCCGGCCAGCGTCTCCCCGTTGGGAGTCACGAAGGTGACGGCGTACTCGTAGTAGCCGATCTCCAGGGCGATCCCGGTATGGAGCGCGGCGCTGCACTGCCCGGGCGCAGACACAGGCAGGTCGGGCGCCATCTGCAGATAGTCATCGCCGTCATTCTCGCCGACCGCCTCGATCTCGAACTGGCACCCCTCGAGGGTCTCTCCCTCAGTGGACGCGTTCTTCCACCAGTCGCGTCGGGGCGCGGTGGACTCGCCGTCGTGCACCGCGCCCTCGTCGTAGGACGACTGGGCGGTCGTGATGCCGTCGCTCTCGTATCGGTTCACCTGCTTGGCCATCTCAAAGCGCCTCCACGACGTCGAACACCATCTCCACCCGATAGGCGGCATGCCCGCGGATGCGCTCCGGGTTCAGCGACCGGAAGAAGACGCGATATTCGTCCCCGCCATTGTCCACCCACCGCCAGAGTCTGCCGGTCTGCGCGAACTTGGCCTTCAGTGCGCCCAGGGTCGCCTCGCTTATCCAGTCCGTCCGCACCCTGATCTGGCGGTCGACGTCCGTCGCGCCGAAGTCCTGCCATACGCGGCCATCCGCGGTCGCGTGCGCACTTGCCCTCCTCTCTGCCGGCCCGTCATCGTACTGGATCGGGTCCTCATCAAGGTAGGTGGCGTTGGAGCCGTCGATCTCGCTCAGGACACAAGTGCTGGCCATGGCAGTGCTAACCCCTGGAGTGGGTCACCTCCCGCTCCAGTAGTTCCGCGAGCTGGTCGGCGATACGGCCGATATCAGCGCTGCCGCCTACTCGCTGGCCGTTGAAGTAGAGGTTCACGACGCGGCCGCCCCCGCCCGGACCCGGCAGCGCGCCCGCGAAGGCCGGCTCCAGCTTGATGGTGCCGAGGGCCTTGATGCGCTTTTCGAGGAGATTGAAGACCGACTGCGCGACTTGCGTGATCCGGCCGCCGGTCTCTGACAGTTGGTCGCGCAGCGTCTTCTGTTCGGTCTGAAGCTGCTTGAGCGTCTCCTCATGCTGCTTCTTGCGCTCCTCGAAGGCGGCTTTCTCCTGGGCGGCAACCTCGTCGCGGGCTGACTTCATCTCCTCGAACACCGCGCCGAGCGCCTTGGTGGCATCGCCCTGGGGCATGACTCCGGCCTGGGTGATCTCCAGGATGAGCTGGCGCTCTCGCTCCAGCGAGTCCAGCCGCTCTTGCGCTGAGAGCTGTTCCTCTTCGCGCCGCTGCTGAAGTGCGGCCAGCTCCTCCTGCGCAATCTGGGCGGAGGTCTGCTCGTCCTCCTGGCCGGTGATGCGCGCCAGGTCGCGCTTGTGCTGGAAGGTGAGGTCGATCAACGAGAGCTCGTACTCGTGGAGGCGCGTGCGCTGGTCCAGTTCCTCCTGCGCCCACTGCTTGCGCTCGTCGGCGACCCGCTTCTCCCCGGCCTGCAACTCGGTCTGCATGCGCTTGCGCTCGGAGAAGATGGCCTGGGCGAGGCGGAGTTCATCCTGCTCGAACAGGCGGCTCTGACCGGCCTGAGCGCGGGCTAAGTTCATCTGGCGGATCAGGTCGAGCACCTTGCTCAGTTGCCCGAGGTACTCGGAGGTGGAGAGCTGGTCGGCCTGGCGCATGGACTCGACCGCGTTGACCCAGGTGGTGACGATCTGTCCGGCCGATTCCTCGAAGGCCTTCGCCCGCTCCTCCGCCTCTTGCCGGGCGAGCTCGATCAGCTTCGCGCGCTTCAGGCGCTCGGCCGCCTCCGCCGACTTCTCCTTACCGAGCCGCTGTTCGTTTTGCTTGCGCCACTCCTCGGCTTCGGCGAGGATGGCTTTGACACGCGCCTCGTGGGTCTTGCCCTCGGCCTCCAGCAACTGGGCCTCGAGCTTGAGAATCTCGGCGTCGGCCTGCTGACGGGCGGCGACGCGCTCCTGCTCGGCGAGTTCGTTGGCCAGCCGCTCGTCCACGCCGGCCTTGATGCGCGCCTGGCGCTCCCGCTCGATCTCGCCCAAGCGATTCTGCAGCGCGGTCTTGCGCATCTCGTCCAACCGCTTCTGCACATCCGCAGTCTGCTCGGCGGCGAGACGGCTGCGGCGCTCCGCCTGCTCCACCGCGCCTCCGGCCATCTCCACCTGCTCCCGCCACATCTTCACCTGGTCGATGGCCTCCAGCCCGAACATCTCCCGCAGCCCGGAGAAGAAGAACTGCGCCTGGCTAGGCCGGAGATCGTTGAGGGCGGGCAGCGCTTTCCCGACCTTCTCGGCCTGCTGATAGAGGTCTATGAGCTGATCGTTGAGTCGATTGCTCTCGTCGGTGGCGCGGATCAGGGCGGTGGTAAACACATAGATGCCCGCGATGATCGCGCCGTAGCCGAGGGCGGCCGGCGGCGGAGCCTTCAGCGTCGCCCACAAGCCCTTCGCCGCAGTGCCGAGCTTTGCGAAGCCGGGGGCCGCCGCCGCGACCTGCACCTGGGTGGTGGCGAGCGCGCCGAGCATCTGGCGCATCGCCGACACCATCTGCAGCATCAGCGGAATCGAGGCCTTGATCTGGGTGTTGTAGAGGATGAAGGCGGCGGTCAGGCCGGCCAGCGCGCCGGCCAGGGCGACGGCCGTGACCGCGAGCGTGCGCAGGATGGGCGACAGGCTCCCGGCCGCGCGCAGCATCTCGGCGATCAGACGCAGCGCGTTGGTGAGCTTGTTCAGGATGGGCAGGATCGCCGCCCCCGCCTCTATGCCCAGCGCCTGGATGGTGGCCCACGCCTTCTGCCACTGCAGCGCGAGGGCTTTGCTCTGCTCCTGGAACGCCCGGGCGGTGGAGCCGGTGGCCTCGGCCATGAACTGCATCTCCTGGGAGAACACCTGCCCGCCCTGGGAGGCCAGCACCAGCGCGCCGCGCAGCCCACGCACCTCGGGAAAGAGCGCGCTGAGCTTCTCCGTGGTCATCCCGGCGTTCTGCGCCACCGCCTGCATGATCTCGGAGTCGCTCGCCCCAGCCTTGGTGAGTGCGTCCACATCCTTGACGGAGGTCTTCAGCACCGCGCTCAGATCGCGGAAGGTCCCCAGGAGCCCCTTCGAGGCGAGCCCGGCAGCGTTCCACTGGATGCCCATCTCGGCCGCGGCGGCTTTCGCCTCTTCGGCGGGGTTGATGAGTGACCGGATCACCATGTTAAGCGAGGTGAAGGCCTCGGCCGGCTGGATGCCGGCCTTGGTCATGGCCGCGATGGCCGCGCCGATCTCCTCGAGGGGCACCTTCGCGGTGGCCGCCATCGCCACCACATCGCCCATATTCTGGGCCAGGTCCTCGAAGGTGAGCACCCCGCGCTCGACTGTCTTGAACATCACGTCGGAGACATGGCCCGCCTCGGAGGCGCTCATGCCGTAGGCGTTGAGCACCGCGGTGATGGCGCGGGAGGCCACCGCGGTGGTGCTCAAGCCCGCAGTCGCGGCCTTTGCTGCGGCCTCCAGCACCTTCAGCCCGTCCGCGCCTTCGAAACCGGAGGAGGCAATGTCGTAGAGACCGCGAGCGAGGGTGGCAGGGGCCTGGCCGGTCTTGCCGGCGAGAGAGAGCACCGCGTCTCCGAGGGCCTTGATGTTCGGCTCGGTCTCGTGCAGGATGGAGTTCACGTTGCGCATCTGCTGCTCGAACTCGGCCGACCACTTGACCGCCACACCCAGGCCGCCGGCCGCGGCCGCAGCAATGCCGCCCAGCATGGTGACGGCCCGCGCCGCCTGCTGGTTGTATTGCTCCAGCAGGGAGTTGGCCTTCCCCAACCCCTCGCGGAAGTTGGTCATGTCGAGTCGCAGTTGCGCTACGATTGCGCCAACCGTCACGATGCTCTCCGATCAGTCAAACCCAGGGAGCGAATCAGCTCCTCGGGATCAGGCGGCCGTTCCACTCCTGCTTCTCTGCGAAGTCGGCGCACCGCGGAGCGAAGTGCCTGGAAGGCCTTCTTGCCCCCCTGCGCTGCCCCGGCCGCGAGGTACATCAGCTCCATCTCCTCCGCCATGCGTAGCGCCCGCCGCCGGCGAATGCACTCGGCCCACACCAGCGCCTGCGCGGGGGTCACGTGCCAGAGCACATACTCGTGGGTCCACCCGTATTCGCTCTGCAGCAGATCGAACGCGCCCGCCCAGCTCGGCTCTACAGAGTCGCCGTCGTCCTCGCGGTCTGAAGGGCGCGCCGCACGTTTCCCCGGATCACCGGGAGCTGGTTCACTTCCAGCGCGGCGGCCACGATCTCAGTCGCCTGCGCCAACGTGAGGTGCTCCTTGAGATAGCTCTCCTCCACGCCGAAGAGCCGCTCCAGAATCCGGCCCAGCCACTCGGCGATGATGGGGAAGAGCGCCTCGAGGTGTTCATCGAGCCGGGTCAGCTCGATCTCCGGGTGCTCCTTGATGATCCGCTGGGCGATGGTGCCCAGGTCGGCCGCCACCCGCTCATAGTCGCCGATCACCAGGGGGCGCACCACGATCTCGCGCTCGCCCACCAGGAAACGGCGCTCCTGGGGGATGATCACCTGGTCAGAGGTCGGCCCGGTCATGCGCTATACTCCTCTACCCGCCCGACCTGGTCGCCGACGGCCCGGCTCGTGTCAGCCAGAACGGTGATCTGCAGGGGCAGGTCCACCTGGTCGTCACGATTCCAGGAGAGCGTCCCCGGAGCGACGATAGCGCAGCGATAGAAGGTGACCGCCCACTTCTTCCCACTGCCCGCGGGCAGAATCACCATGACGGGCTTCTCGGTGATAGCCGAGTCGCCGCCGAAGGTGAGCCGGCGTCGGCCGCTGCCCAGATCTTCGATGCCAGCCGACACGCCCCACACGTCCTTCAGATTCTCGAGGGTCACTTCCGCAAGAGGAAGCGAGAGGGAGTAGGTCTCCCCCACCTTGATGGTGCGCACCGGCAGTAGGGACTCGTTCACCTCGATGTCGGAGGTCTCGACCTCGTGCTCGATCTCCAGCGCCCCATGGGCGTGCCCCATGTAGCGCCCGTCGATGTAGAGCGCCTCCGGCGCGCCCTTGATCACCGCATTGGGGTTCTTGACGCCGGCGATGTAGAAGAACAAGGCCTGCGCCAGGCTGCCGTCAGGCGTGGACTCGCCGGAGTCAGAGACGCCGATATCGTGGATGCCCGCGTCCCACGAATCGCCGGCTGCCAGGGCCACGGTGAGTTCGGTGGCCGAGACATAGGTGACGTTCGCCGCGTCCACCGCCTCCCACGCGGTGTCGCCGTGCTTGCGCTTGTAGACCTTCGTCTCGGTCGGGGCATCCACAAACCCCGTTCCGATGATGGTGATGCTGTCGCCCACCTTCCCCTGGGCAGGCTTCACGTCCGTGATCGTAGCCATTCATGTTTCTCCTGCTCGGTCTACGAAGACGGGCTCCGCAGATCGAGAGCGATGTTGAATGAAGCGAGGTGTGCAGTCGCATTCGCGGCTTGCTCGCTCCCTACGTATGCCGGGCTGGCGACCGCCTTGATGGTGAGCGCCCACAGGCCCCCGCCGAGGTCGAGGTTCTGTTTGCCGTGCAACTTGCGGTAGAGGCTGTAGGCCTTCCGCAGCGCGGCATCCGGCGTCGCCGCACGCGCGAACAGCATCACCGTGGGATGCTCGCGTTCGGTGTAGCCGTCCGACGGATAACCGCCGGTCGCGTGCAGACTCACACACGCCAGAGGCGACGAGGGCCGATGGAGCTTGAACAGGTCCGTGCCCACCGTTCCCTCGCCCTGGGCATGCAGATAGGAGGCAAGCTGGTCGATCAACAGGCCCATTACTTGAGCGCCTCCCGGAGATGATCGGAGAGGTTGTCCTGGTAGCGGCCGGCCTGCTGGGTGAGATTGTCCTCGAGGTACTTCGCCTTGCCGCCCTTCGGATGGTTGAAGTCCAAGCGCTCGTGCTGGGTGAGCGCATAGGGGGTGTTGAATCCGACTTCGCCCACCACCGCGTCGCCCAGGCCGCCTTCCTGCACGGGTCGGCTCACCATCTCCGGCGCCTCGGGCTGGTCGGCGACCTCGCGGAACCCGCGGCGCGCGACCGCGCGCCCGTTCGCGTAGACCTCGGCACTGCCGCTCGCCCTCAGCGTCCCCTCATCTACCGGCGCATCGCGCATCGCCCGCCCCAGCAGGTCTTCGGTGTTCTCGACCATGCCGTCTACCGCGGCCTTCTGGACGCGCTGCCACACCTCGCCATCGCGGGCGAGCTGGCGCGTGAGCTGCTCGATGCCAGAAAAGCTGACTCCGAACTTGCCGCGGCGAACGGGCATAGATCTGCTCCTACTCGGCCTTGGTTGCCGGCACGAAGCTGCCGAAGCGCGACTTGATGAGGTCGCGCACGGTCTCAAGTCCGAGCATGGCTAACCCGGCCCACCAGGCCGGCACCGACTGGATGTCCGACAGCGCCACGCCCAGCGCGGCGAGCGCTCCGACGACAACGCCCTTGGTAATGGTCAACCGCCAGTCCCACTTCATCTCGCATTCACTCCTTCACAGATAGGCTTTCTTCAGCACTACTCCGCCGACCAGATCACGGTCAGCCGACACCGCGATCACGGTCAGGTACGTCGAACCGTCGAGCGACAACTGATCGCCAACCGCGACTGCTTCATCTGGTCCGAGCGTCACCGAAACCTGCGAGATCACTTGCTCACCCTGCGCGTTGCGCACTAGCCGCCGCTTCTCCAGCCACCGGCCCTTCGTCTCGGCCGCTGTCCTGAAGGTCGGCTGTCCGTAGCCGTCGACACCTGTCCGCGACTTGCGCCAGATCGCCTGTGCCAGGTAGCTGCCGATCACGGTGCTGACCCCGGCGACCATTCACCGACGGCCGAGTCCGAAGTGGCGATCACGCCCCCCTTGCTGACGTAGCCCGCGAGCAGACTGCGAGCCTCCGCACTTAGCAACACCTGCCGGTCGGCACCGGACTCGTAGCTCTCGCTCAACCCGTCAACGGCGAAGCTCTTCACTCCCGAGGCCTGCAGCGCGCGCCGGCGCTCATGTTCGGCCCCGCGGCTGAGCAGCGCGAGCGCCTCCTCGCACTGCGCCTCCTTCACCGCCTGCGGGATGATGAAGGTGCCGGCCGCGTCGGTGTCGATCACCCGCGGGAAGCACAGCCGCTGCCGCGGGTCCGTGAACGCCGGTCGGTTGCCGTCCCAATAGCGAAGCTGCTCGAGGCGCCGGCAGGCGGTGAGCAGCGCCTTCTCCTTGTCGGCGTCCGAGGCGCTTCCCCACGCGTCAGCATGGAGTCGCTCGGCGAAGTGGGCCTCCGCCTCTTCGAGCGTCACGTACGAGTTGCTGTGCTCGCCGCCGACGGTCGCGTCAATCGCCACGTCTCAGTCCTCAACCTCTTCCACCAGGTGCGGCGCGCAGAAGAGCAGGTGAACAGCGTGTGCGGTCGCGAACGGCTTGGGCTGCGCCGGCACCACCAGCACGTGCTCCCCATAGCGCCAGCGCACCTCGCTGCCCGTGCGGCTGCACAGGTTGACGGTCAGCCCTGCGGTCGCGGCCTTCTCCAAGGCCTCCGTGCGGGCCGGTTCCTCCAGCGCCAGCATCGCGGTGAGCTTGCCGACGCGCTTCGGACCGGCCACTACTGCAGTCGCCGTCGGCACCGGACTCTCCGGCGTCGGAGTCGTCACCGCATCCTTCACATCACCCTCGCCCTCAGCGGGCGGAGCCATCGTTTCCTGTCGCATCCTGTCCTCCATGATTGAGGTGGGGCCGGCCTATGATGACCGGCCCCGTGTCCCTTACGTGCCGATGGCCACCCAGTTGACCTTCGCCGCCGCGGTAGCCGCGATGGGCGTGCAGTCATCCACTGCCGTCGGCTTGAAGACCTTGAGGTCGAGGTGACCTGCCGTCGCCGACAGTTGGGCGCTGACCCACATGGCGGCGAGCGAGATGTCGTCGTCGAGCGCCGCCACCGCGGCCACGACGGTCGTCAGTCCGGTATTCACATCGCCCGTGCCGGTGACGGCGGCCTGACCGCGAGCGAGCTTGTAGCCGCTCGCCGCGCCCAGCACCAGCGCCTGCAGCGCGCTCGCCAGCTTCGCGCTGGACACACCCCCGTCTTTGAGGCGCACCTTGCTCGGGCTGCCGCCGACCTCGAGGGTGACGCCATCGAGTTCGGCGGCGACGATCCCCGCCTCCAGCGCGCCAATGGCGGTGCCGAGGGCCGCCTCCTTGGCGGCCGGGCACATCCGGTTGAGTTCGGCCTTCTGTGCGTCAGTCAGGGCCATGGCTCACCCTCCTCACGCCGCCAGGTCCTGCAGGCTCCCCATGCGATAGGGGTTCCGGCAGACCAGCTGGCTGTAGTGGGTGACCCAGATCACGTCCGAGTCCTTGGTCTTGGCCATGGGCTTGGCCTCGAAGTCCTTGAGCACCGCGTACTCCAGCAGCTCCTCATTCACGAAGTCCATCCGGGTCTGGGAGTAGCCGGGCACCTTGATGAGAGGCACACCCTCGAAGTCCAG